CTGTGTTAATACAACTTTTGTAGGAGGAATTGCAACTGCTTGCAATGATTAAAATGAATAAAACAATAAAATTAACAGCAGGAATGATAATTACTTTAGCATTGGCTATATCTGGAACTTATTACTTAACTCAAGGAGATAGTGCTTACTACTGCCAAGATAAGGATATTGTAATGGTTTGTGATAAATTAAGCAACACAAATGATTTAGGATTACAAACAAGATGTTATTATGAAGATACTTATAAAACTTGTAGTAGTGGTTGGGATAAAATAGAATTAAATCAAGAAATAACTAACAACTATCAAGGCAAACAATACTTATGTAATCAAATAAATTGCACAGAGATAAAATGACTAAAAAATATAGATATGATGATAAAGGAAAAGAAATAAGAGAAGTAAAGGGATATGTAGCAATTAATAAAGGACCCCAAATTAAAGAGCAATTTACAGGGGAAGTAGTAGATATTCCAGTAAGATTTCCAAAAGATTTAGGAACAGAGCATCCTTTTAATTTTGGAGATACAGAAAAAACTTATAAATCTGTAGGAATTGTAGCAGGAGCAATAAATAAAATAACAGATTCAATAGTTGGAGATTTTACAATTAAATCAAAAAATGCAAAAATTTTAACAATATTAAATGGATTTATTAAAAATACAGATTTCTCAACAGTTTTAAGAGAATGGATTAGAGAAGGGTTCTTAAAAGGAAATGGATTTATGGAATTAGATTTAGCAAAGCAAAAGATAAGAGTATTAAATGCAAATAATATGTATGTTAAGAGAAATAGAAAAGGAGAGGTAAAAGAATATAATCAATGGTTTGGTGCTGTAGATGGATATAAAAGAACAAACTTAACAAAATTTAATAATTTTAAACCAAATCAAATTGCTCATTTAAGAGTTAATAAGATTGCAGGTGAAGCATATGGTTTAGGAATAGTATGGCAAAATGAAAGAGTTATTGAAAATATGATTATTGGTGATGAAGATGCTCATAAATTAATTGCAAGAAAAGCAGGAGCACCACTTCACATTAAGATTGGAGTTCCAGGAGAAGCAGCAAGAACAAACGATATTGATGAAATGAATACTAATCTTCAATACATGACTAATAGAACAGAATGGGCAACAGATGCTAATGTAGAAATGAAGGTTATTGATTTTGGTCAAGTTGGAAAAGAACTTAGAGAAACTTTAGACCATGATATGCAAGCATTATCTTATGGTATGGAAATCCCTTTAGTATTATGGGGAGAAGGAGGTATACCAGAAGGATTAGCAAAAGTTCAATCAGAAGAAAAACAAAGAAAAATAAGGGCTATACAAGAAGATATTGAAAGCATAATTGAAGAAAAAATATTTAAACCAATTCTTTTAGCACAAAAATTAGATGGTGATGTAGAATTTATGTGGAACCTTCCAGGAGAAGAAGAAATAAATAAAAGATTAGAAAAATTAACAAAATTAATAGAAAACTTCAATGTATCAGAACCATTAAGGAGAATGTGTGAATTAGAAGTAGCAAGATTACTTAATTTTGAAGATGCTCAGAAATATTTAACAAAACCAGAGAAAGAACCTAAAGAACCAGCAAAAGAGGAAGAAACAAAGAAAGCAGAAAGAAAAAAAGAAGAAGATATCAAACAACCAGAAGTTCCAGGAGAAAAGGTAGCGCAAAATTATAATAGAAATGAATTAGAAGATGAAATTCAATTAGAAAAAGTAAGAGTAAAATCAGGAGAAATGTCTTTAAGAGAACATATAAATTTAAAAGAGGTTGCGGGATTTAATTACTCTGATTTCTTAGTAAATATTCTTAGAAGATTAAGAGTAGAAAAGTTTTCACAATTGGCAGCAATTACAGAAGCAGATTTGGCTATTGGAAAATTATCTCAAACAGAAGTTAATAAATTAAGAGCAGTATTCAAAACAGGATTTAGAAAAAACCAAACAATTAAACAAATCGAAAAAGAAATTGGAATATCAATTCTTTTAAAAGATGTAACTAAAGAAGGAAAAGTTATTGTTGAAGCGAAAAGAAGACCGAATATGATAGCAAGAACAGAAACAGTTAGATTAGCAAATCTTGGATTAATTGATACTTATAAAAAAAATAATATAAAACAAGTTAGATGGTTAGCAGCAATATCTGATAGGACATGCTCTGATTGTATGCAATTAGATGGGCAAGTGTTTGATATAAACAAATCACCTTTACCTCCATTACATGTAAATTGTAGATGCTCTTTATTATCCGTAGGAATTTAAAATGAAAATATTAAATAAACCGAGATGTTATAATTTTGATAAATGCGGAAATGAAGCAATGAGTTTAGTAAACGGAATGTGGTTGTGTGGACCATGTATTATAAAACTTCAAATGAAAATAAGAAAATTAAAAGAAAAATTATTATTGGAGGAATAATGACAAAAGAATTTTTTAGTAGGATAGTGTTTGGCAGAAAATTAAGAGGATGTAGAGTAGACCCTGTTACAAGACAATCAGTTCAAACTGCAAAACACACAGGAGATATTGTGTATAAACTTAAAGGTGATGGTGTTGTTTCAAATAAATCAGAATACAAACTCTTAACAAGGGAGAGAACATTAAATCCAATTGGAGAACCTGTTTTAAATGAAGTTGGTGAAAATAAAAATATAATTAAACGAACAGCCAATTCAAGGTATGTAAAATTATGAATACTCCAACACAAATGCTAAACGCGGAAGAAACATTTTATGAAGTAAATACTGGAATAACAGGAACAAGTTCAATTACTATTCCTATATTTAAAGGCAAATTAGATTGTATAATTGTAGATGTAGAGAAAAAAATTGATTTTATTATTGAGAGTTCATTGGGATATTTAATTTTAAAAAGAAATTATATTGAAGGAATTAATTATTTTGCAATAAGAACAAGAATAATTCCTGCAGAAGATGATTTAAGAGATATTTTAACTTTTGATAAATTTAATTTAAATGAAAAACTCATAATTACTTGTATTGGACAAAAAAATACTTCTGTTAAATTCATTTTAAGAGCATATTAATTATTTTTTTGATTATATATTACACATCTTAAAGTATTTAAAGTAATTCTTCCATTTTATTTATAGAAGCAAAAATGCCATTACCAAAACAAAAAATGAATTTAAAATTTAATTATTCAGTTCCGATTATAGAAAGTTCATATGTAAACGATGAATTTATAATTCAGGGAACAGCAATAAATGCAACACTCACTTCTAATAATCATAAATTTCTTGCAGAAGAATTAGAAAAATCTGCACATACTCTTTCTGGAGTTCCATTATTAATAGACCACAGAAATGAAATAAGTGCAATTAAAGGTAGAGTTATTGCAGGAGATTTTGATGAAACAGAAAAAAGAGTTAATTTTAGAGCAAATGTAATTGATTCACAAATAAAAGAAATGATTAAAGATGGTAGAATAAATAGTGTAAGCGTTGGTTGTGATGTTGATGAAATAGAAGAATCAGATGGGCATTTTATACCTCATGGAATTACATTTAAAGAATTAAGTTTGGTTGCAGTTGGTGCTGATGAAGGTGCTACATTTACTACTGCCTTGCATGAAGCATATAATTTAAATAAACCAAATAATAAAAAACAAATTACAAAAAAGGTTTTAAAAAAAGAACCAAATACTCAATTAAATAACACGGGAGGTAAAATAATGAAGAGTGAAAACGCAAAAACTGATATTCAAGACAAGGGAGTAACTGAAGAAAGATTACAAACTATGATTGATAGTGCAGTCTTAAAAGCAGTTGAAAAATCAAAAATTGTTGAGTCTGATACAGATGAAGATGCAAAAAAACCTGTAAAGGAACCAGAAGCAGAACCTGCAAAAGAACCTGAAAAGGAAGATGCAGAGCCTGTAAAGGAACCAGAAGCAGATGAAGATGCAGATGAAGATGTTGAAGAACCAGTTGTTGAAGAGAAAGACAAGTATAAAATTATTCAAGGTCATGGTTCTCTTAGAGGTGGGTCTTTTACTCTTGTTAGAGCATAATGGCAGTAGCAGGAGGAAACCCATTAGGAGCAGTATGTTTGTTTGACGGAGAAAATCCAAGAACATTCCCTGCATTAGCAAGAGAAACCATTTCAGGTGGAGATTTTGTATATAGTTCAGGAGCAGCAACAGGTAATGTAGTTAGTTCAGGAGCAGCAAGTTATGTAATAGGTGATATTGAAGTTGCAGCATGTGATACTTGGGGTAGAGTTAATGGAATTGCATTAAATAATGCAGGTTCAGGAGAAGAAATCACAGTAGCTACAAGAGGAACTTATTTACTTAAATCAGCAGGAGCTGTTTCAGGTGGAATGTTAATAACATTATCAAGCGGAGCAGATGCAACAAAAGGTTTTGATGGAGTAATATGTGCAGGACTTGGAGATGGAGCAACAAATGGTTCATGGGCAGGTGTAGTTGGAAGAGCATTAACATCAGCTGGTAGTGAAGGATACTGTCTCGCCTCATTAAATATATAAAATGGCATTCAATAGAATACAAGAATATATTACACGAGGCACTGGAGTTGCAGGAACTTTATTAATTCCTAAATTAATTTTTCCAAAATTAATTGACGAAGTTGATAAAAACTTGTTACCAAAAGAGTTAGCAGCAATCTATCAAACACCAGCACAATGCGCAAATCAAGGAAGTAGTTGGACTATTAATTTAATAAAGCCAAATTCAATGGACATCCGAAGAGTTGGAGAAGGAGCAGAAGTTCCAATGGATGCAGTAGATTCTGATACAAGTGTTACAATAGAACCAGTTAAATATGGTGTAGCAATTAGGATTACCAGAGAAATGATGGAAGATAGCCAATTTAATATGCTTGATTTAAACATACGATATGCAGGAAAAAGGTTTGCTGAAAAAGAAACAGAATTGATTATAGACGAGCTAAATTCAACAACAAATGCAGTTACAGGTGGAGCAGCAGCAACAGTTGCAAATATTACTGAAGGTATGAATTATCTTGAAAGATATGATTATACGCCATCAGATTTATTAGTAGGTGATGAGTTTTTACAAGACCTTAGAAACATTGATACATTTGTGGAAGCAGATAAAGCTGGAAATACTGATATGCTTAACAAAGGATTCAGAGGAAATATTTTTGGTATGAATGTTATAAGATTTAGTAGGAACGCAACAAGTGCACCGTCAACTAAATGCAAATATGCATATGTAATTGATAGAGAAAATTCATTTGTTATAGCTTATAAAAGAGATTTAACAATTGAAAATTTCGACTTACCTACATATGATATGCAAGGTGCTGTAATTACTATGAGATTGGATGTTGAATATTTGAGAGATTTTGCTACTTGCGAAATAACAACTGCATAAGTTGTTGTTTTTATAACTATAATGGTAACTCAAGCAGGAAGTTTATTAGGTTGCATAGATGGGATGAATAAAGGAGTTGGAACATCTGGTTTAGCAATTGCTGGAATTATGCTTCATAGAGGAAGTCCAGATAACGTCTTAACAGGAAATGTTGGAAGTGATATTGTTTTAGATGTTGTCAATAATGAGTTATATATGTGCGAAGCACAAGGCGGTAGTGAATGGATTCATTTAGGGTCAGTTGCATAAAACTATAAATTTATTTTTTTTATTTTTTATTTTTCATTGTCGTGTGGTTTACCTGATACACCGACAATTCAAACACAAAATCAAAATGGTATTTCAAACAAAAAAACAAAAAGAAAAAGAAGTAAGTAATCATATTCCTCTTTTAATTAAATTACAGGGAGGTATAAAAATATGACATTTACACAATCAAAAGGATTAAGAGATAGAGAATATTCTAAATTCATAGATGTAGATATAGGCTCTGTAAGTGCAATAGGAGTAGTATTATATGCTGTACAAAGTGGAACTACAGATGCAATTCCAGTTTTATGTAATTCAGTAGGAATGCTTTTAACATCTGGAATTTAAATGTCATTTAAGAAATTAAAATGGCATTAGATACTATTGGAAGCATAGCAACATTTATAACTGAAAGTATTCAAGTTCCAGCAGGTGTTTCAGGCAATATGATAGAAATTGTAGATATGGCAAGACAACATGTTGCAAATTATACAGGTGAGAATATTGGTTCTCAATCTATTGGAGCAGAATATCAACCCGCAATTATAGATTTTTCTAAAGCAGATACAATTGATTTAATTCAAGCCCAATCTGGAGGGGAGAAGATAAAATTAGATGTATTAAGTATTGAAGAAACAGGAGAAGCAATGAGTGCAACGCAATATCGTCTCCTTGGAGAAATGAAATTAAAATCATTAGGAAGAAAAGTTTATATAAAAAGGAGTTTAAGTTAAAATGGGAACTCAAGATACATTAATCGCAGGATTAAATAAAATGATTGCTAAAATTGGAAAACCAATTAGAGTTAGATATTTCTCTGCTGAGCCTGGCAGTGTGTGGGATGATGATGTAACGCTTGCTGAAGTTACTGGTTCTGAAATATGGACAAGTGGAATTGTATTGCCTTTAAGTAATAAATATGGTTCTGAAGATGTTAGATTAATCGAGCAAGGAAAATTAACAACACAAGACCAAAAAATGTATGTTAATGGTTCATTTGATTTTACAGGAACTGGAAGTAATATTCAAGTTAAAATAGCAATGAATGGAAGTCCAACGCAATTATATAATTATACATTAACAGATATGGGAGCAGTACCTTATGAAGTATATGGTACTCCAATTTACAAAAGAGCATTTATAAGAAAATTAACAAATGGAAGCTTAGTGGGGGAAGTGTAATGAGTGTGAAAATTAATATTTTAGGGATTCCAAAAGTATCAGCTTTTCTTAAATTAAAGAAAACTGATATTAAAAAAGAAGCAAATAAAGCCATGAAAAAAGTAGGACTTCATTTACAAAATGAAGTTAAATTAAGCATTGCAGGTCACAAATCAGAACCTACAAGTGTAGATACTGGAAGATTTTTAAATAGTGTATCATTTGACGCTAAAGACCAAGGAGTAATTATCTTTTCAGATGTACCTTATGCTAAAAATCTTGAATTTGGAACAAGTAGGATGCGACCAAGAAGACATTTTCAGAATAGTTTAAATAGAAATAAACAAAAAATAAATAATATATTAAAATCAGGAGTAAAAAAATAATATATAGTAAACATCTTAAACTATATAAATGATTTTATCCTTTAATTATTAATCCAAGCGAGGATTAAACTAAAAAATGTTAAGCGAGACAAAATGGCAATAAGCAGTGCAACTTTTATCAGAGATACTCTTTTCTTTATAAAAACAGAACTATTAAAAATTACAGACCCTCTTTTAGGAAAAAGAAGTAATAATTCTAAATTTGTTATGACTTCTTATCCACAGAGATTAGTTGAATATCCCTTGATTACAATTAAATTAACAAATCAATCAGCAGCACCCGCTGGGATGCAAGTCAAATCAATGGATGTTACAATTGAATTAGAAATAAGAACATGGGGAAGAAACCAAAAAGAAAAAGACGAATTATCAAATGATTGTTTTAAACATCTTAGAGATATTCAATTTACAGCAAGCACAGGAAGTATAGCAAATAATTTACATAACTTTAGACTATTAAGTTCAAGTGAAATAGATGAGCCTGGAGAAGGAAATCCTAAATCAAGAATATTAAATGTTCAGTATAATTTTTTCAATGTTTAAATTAAAATACAGGAGGATAAAATGGCTAAAAAATATAAATATAATTTTTGGATAGGAATTTGGAAGACTGTTAAAAATTCAGCATTTCTTTTAATACCTTTTTTGGTAGCAATTTTAGCAGGAATGCCAATAGAATATGCTTGGATAACAGGTCCAATTACATATTTCCTAAAAAATCTATATGAAAATAATTAAATTAAACAAGGAGGTTAAAATGAAAAACAAAATTAAAAAAATTATAACACCAGAAGTAAAGAAATTAGTACCAGTGGATAAATCAATAGAAGCGAAAGCATTAGTCAAACAAGGATTAAATGCAAAAGAAGTTGCAAAAGTTTTAAACATTGATAAATATGAGGCAAGCAAATTAATTAAACAAGTAAATAAATTAGGAGGAAAATAATTTGGCAGATAAAGACGAATATAGATACTTGGCTCAATTAGAAGAAGCAAAACAACCAGAGGTATCTCAAGATGAGGAAAAATGGAATATAAAATTAACAAAAATCAAAGGAGTAGGTTTTGAAAGAGCAAAAGATTTAGGAAGGATATATAAATCAGAAGAAGAATTAATTAAGGCTCTTAAAGAAGACAAAGTAAGTTTAAGAAATGATGTTGTTAAACTATTAAAATTAAATTTTCAATTAAATAACAAAGGAGGTTAAAAAAAATATGGCAGGAAGATACGCAGCAGACCAAAATAAAGTATTGGGTTTCTTTGAAAGTGGAGGATATGCAACAGGCAAGGTAATACCATCTGGTGGTAATAGCGGAAGTGTATTTTGGATTGGAGAAGTTACAGACCATTCAATAGATGATGCAGAAGGCTTAATTGAAAGCAGATATATGGGAACAGCGACACGTTCATTTGATAGTTACAACCAAGGACCACAAGATGTTACAGGAACACTAACTTATAATGCAGTAGATATGAGAATACCATTCTGGGCAATTGGTTCAGTAGTAGAAGTTTCAGGAACATCAGTTTGTACACATAATGCTACAGAAGTAGAAAGTGATGTATGTCAAAACATTTATACAAGTGGAACTGGGCAAAGCATGGATGTACCTATGAGTTTTACTATTGAAGATAGTAAACAAGCACCAGGAACAAGTAGAAATTTCATTAGAACAGTTGCAGGAGCATGTTTAAATAAAGTAACAATAGCAGCAAAACAATCTGAAAAAGTTTCAGTAGATGTAGATTATATTGGACAAAGTTTAGCATATACCCCTTCAGGAACAACTACAACAATAGTAGATAGTGGAACAACACCTTATATGTGGAGTGACGGTGCATTAACATTGGGAGGACATGGCACTAATTTGGGAAGTACAATGGATACAGCAAAAGAGTTTTCATTAGTAATTGATAAAAAATTAATTGCAGAACACTATATTGGAAGTAGTACATTGGGAGGATTTCATGGAAGATTAATTGCACCACCAACTGAAGGAAATAGGGATTACACTTTAAGTGTTACTATGGATTTACCAAGTGATGATGCATTCTGGTTATACGACCAAATGTATAAAGGTGGGAGTTCATTTAACGCAACAATTGATATGAATAGAGATGTTACAGATACAGGAAGTCAACATTCAATGTTTATTATGAGTGGATGTTTTATTACAAGCATGGATAATCCATCAACAGTTGAAGGATTGAATGAAACTACTTTAGAAATTAAACCACAACATGTAACAGGTTCATCTTGGGACTCAATCAGTAATTATAACCCTTGGATACCAGATTAAAGTCTGTTTTCAGCCTTTATTTTTTTTGGTATTATGTGCTTTATAAATAAGAACAACTTTGAAATAGAATATCCTAATTATAAATTAATTCGGGAGGTTTATAAATGAAAAAACTTGACTTAATGCAAACGATAGTAAGTAAGATTTTGTTAATTGGAATTGGCGTAACAGCATTTTTCTTTTTTATTTGGTTAATAAAAGTATTGATTAGTGCAATATTTTAAAATGGAAAAAGAAATAGAAATTACTGGAAAAAAAGTTGTTGTAAAAGAAATGACTTATATACAAGCAGTAACTTTAGAAGAGTGCAAAACACAAACAGATAAGATTAAGAAAATTATAGAATTTTCTACAAATTTAAGTGTTGATGAAATAGAGAAGTTACCCTTTAAAGAAGGTGTTAAATTGCAAAAATTAATAAATGAAGTTAATGGATTTACAGCAACTTTTCAGAAGCCAGTCACAGAAGAGAAGGAGAACTAAGTATTTGTAAATTCTATGGTTGGCGATTAAAAGATTTAAGAGAATTAAGTTTAACAGATTACAATGAAGTAGTTCATTATATGAATAAATATATTCGTAATCAAAATAAGCAAATGAAAAAAATGAATAAAAATCCAAGGAGTAGAAGATAAATGGCAGGCATGTTAGGAGCAGTAGGTGCAGGAGCATTAGGAGGAGCAGCAGTTACTATTGTTATAAATGCAGTAGATAAATTTAGTAAGACTTTTACTAAAGCAAGTTTTAGTATAAAAAGTTTAGGCAAAATTGCCGCAGTAGGCGCAATAGCAGCAGGAGTAGCAATTGCAGGAATTGGTATTGCTGCAGTTAAAACAGCTGCTGATTTTGAAACTGCATTTACTGGTGTTAGGAAAACAGTTAGTTTAAATGCAAAAGAATTTGAAGAATTAGAAAATAGATTCAAGGATTTATCTACTGAGATACCCATGACATTTGTTGAATTATCTCAAATTGGTGAAATTGCAGGACAATTAGGTGTAGAAGGAGTTGATAATTTAGAAAAATTCACTAAAACAATTGCTGCTATAAGTGTAACAACAAATTTATCAGCAGAACAAGCAGCAACTGACTTTGCAAGAATAGCAAATGTAATGGGAGTACCAATTTCAGAAATTGATAGGATGGGGTCATCTATAGTTGATTTAGGAAATAATTTTGCTACATCAGAAGCAGAAATTGTCGCCATGACAATGAGAATTATGGGTGCAGGTAAAACTGTAGGATTAAATACTCAAGAAATTTTTGGTATGAGTGCATCGTTAAGTGCATTAGGAATTAGGTCAGAGATGGGTGGAAGTGCAATATCAAGAGCAATGATTACTATTGCTAAATCAGTTGCTACAGGAAGCGATGAATTAACAAAATATGCTGAAGTTTCCGGAATGTCTACCGATGAATTTGCAGTAGCATGGAAAGAAAAACCAGTAGAAGCAATGTCTGCAGTAATTATGGGTCTTAAAAATATATCAGAAAGTGGTGGAAATACTTTTGGTGTATTAGAAGATTTAGATTTAAAATCAATTAGAATAACAGACACAATGTTAAGATTAGCAGGTTCAGAAGGAGGAATAACAGAAGCTGTGAACTTATCAAAAACTGCTTGGGAAGAAAATACTGCATTAATGAAGGAAGCAGAAGAAAGATATAAAACGTTTGATTCACAAGTAATTAAGTTAACAAATTCATTTAAGTTATTATTTGCAGAATTGGGTGAAGTATTAATCCCCGTTTTAATAGATTTATTTAAAGTTATAAAAGACGAAATAATTCCGGCAATAAAACCTCTCATTCCTCTTATAGGAGATTTTTTATCAAATGCTATTAATGCTTCTGCATCAATGTTGCCAAAACTAACAGGAACATTAGTTAAAGTTATGGAAATATTTGTAAAATTATATGATGCTATCATGCCAGTATTAGAACCTCTTTTTGATATAGGATTTGTATTAATTGATGCTATTATAGATGCATTAACACCATTTATGCCTGTTATTAGTAGCGTAATTAAAATATTAGAACCATTTCTTAAAATTTTAACTCCAATTGCCGAAATTCTTGGAGAGATAATTGGTTTTATAGCAGAATTAGCAGGCAGTTATTTGGGAGAAGTTTTTGGTGGATTGGCAAAAGGTGCTCAACAATTTGGAAGTTTTCTTGGATTTGAAGAAGGAGGAATAGTTCCGAGTACAGGACTTGCAATGGTTCATAAAGGTGAAACAATTATTCCGGCGGATGCTTCTTCACAATTATTACAATCAATTGAATTATCTCCGACAGGAATAAATAGAGGAGTTACATATAATTACTTTACCTTTGAAAATATAAACGGAATGTCTGGCAGAGATATTGCAGACAGTTTACAGGAGGAACTAATCAAAAAAATATAAGATGGCAAGAAAGATATGGCACTACTTTTTTAACAATGGATGTATAGCAGACAGTTTATTAGATTTTATAAGATTTAAAATTTTGAGGTTAAATAAAACATAATGGCAATAAAAGATGATTTAGTTAGTTATTATAAGTTAGATGAAAGTTCA